ATACCAGCAACTCCCATCATATGGAAGGGGTTTAGTGTCCAGTTGTGGAACCCTTGTAGGAAGAGTAGGAACCTGAATATTGCGGCCACCCCAAAGGACGGAGCGAAAAACCAACTGGACTGACCCAATGGGTAGATAAGGAAGACGCTGACAAAAACAGCAATAGGACCAGAGAACGCAATAGCATTGTAGGGACGGATACCGATGAGACGTGACAGTTCAAACTGGCGAAGCATGAAACCAATTAGGGCGAAGGCACCATGGAGTGCCACAAAATTCCAGAGTCCCCCAAGTTGGATCCACCTGACGAAATCCCCTTGAGCCTCAGGACCCCAGAGAAGCAGAAGAGAATGAGCCATAGCGTCAGCTGGAGTGCTAACTGCCGCTGTAAGAAAGTTTGCACCCTCAAGATAGGAAGTAGCGAGTCCATGTGTATACCAGCTCGTAGCGAAAGTCGTGCCAGTAAGCCAACCGCCAATAGCAAGATAAGCAGTGGGTAGAAGAAGAAGTCCAGACCAGCCAACAAAAACGAAACGATCCCGTTTAAGCCAGTCGTCGAGTATGTCAAACCATCCCCTCTTCGGAGGACTTAGTGTGCTTGTCGTCATTTTTTGTGTCCTTGTTTATTTTTTTAAAATCTTTTAACCAATAGAGTTGGGGCCAAGTGTCCATGACTATCTCAGCCAATTTCCAGGAAGAATTTTGATTGATCACTGGGTGTATTCTCGTAGATGGATGAATCGCCATAAGTTTTATGATCTTTATAACCTACCATACGTCCCTTGGTGTTTTGAATAGCACCCATCATAGCAATGATGAGGAAGATGGCAGGAGGACCGATGATAAGAGCACCACCAATCACGTAGTAAGTCAGAAGTTCAGCAATAGAAGTTTCCATCAGTAAAGGTTCTCCTCTTGATCAGTAACAACAACACAATCAGATGTTGGATATGCTACACACGTAAGAACAAATCCTGCTGCAATCTGATCATCGTCTAGGAATGACTGATCACTCTGATCAACAGTTCCAGATACAATTTTACCTGCACATGAGGAGCAAGCACCAGCACGACAAGAGTAATTAATATCAACTCCTGCCTCTTCTGCTGCGTCTAGAATGTATTGATCCTCTTCACACTGGACAACTGTTTCTCCCTCAGGAGTTTGTAGAGTAATAGCGAAAGACATAAAACTTAATAATAATGTTGAAAAAATAAGGACCCCGTAGGGTCCCTTTATTATACCATGGATTGTATAATTATCAACCGATGGAAGGTGCGAGAAGTGCAACAGGTGTTGATTCTGCAGCAGCAAGATCGAGTGGGAAGTTGTGTGCGTTACGCTCATGCATAACTTCCATACCCAGACCAGCGCGGTTCAGGACATCTGCCCAGGTGTTCAACACACGACCCTGACCATCAAGGATGGACTGGTTGAAGTTGAAACCGTTGAGGTTGAATGCCATGGTGCTTACGCCCAGTGCAGTGAACCAGATGCCGACAACAGGCCATGCGGCGAGGAAGAAGTGAAGACTTCTGCTGTTGTTGAATGATGCGTATTGGAAGATCAAACGACCGAAGTAACCATGGGCTGCGACGATGTTGTATGTCTCTTCTTCTTGACCGAACTTATAACCATAGTTCTGTGACTCTGTTTCAGTTGTTTCACGAACAAGTGAGGAAGTAACGAGACTTCCATGCATAGCAGAGAAAAGAGATCCACCGAATACCCCAGCAACACCGAGCATATGGAACGGGTGCATAAGGATGTTGTGTTCTGCTTGGAATACAAGCATGTAGTTAAAAGTACCAGAGATACCAAGAGGCATAGCATCGGAGAATGAACCTTGACCGAAAGGATATACGAGGAATACTGCACTCGCAGCAGCGACTGGTGCCGAGTAGGCAACACAGATCCATGGACGCATACCTAAACGGTAAGAGAGTTCCCACTCACGTCCCATATAGGCATAGATGCCGATAAGGAAGTGGAATACTACCAGTTGGAAAGGACCGCCATTGTAAAGCCACTCATCGAGTGAGGCAGCTTCCCAGATGGGGTAGAAGTGAAGACCAATTGCGTTGGAGGATGGGACAACTGCACCAGAGATGATGTTGTTTCCATACATGAGTGAACCAGCTACGGGCTCACGGATACCATCGATATCGACGGGAGGTGCTGCTACGAAAGCAACAATGAAACAGATGGTTGCCGCCAACAGAGTTGGGATCATCAGAACACCGAACCAACCGACATACAGACGATTGTTGGTAGAAGTAACCCACTCGCAGAAATCATTCCACGGCGAGGTTGTTTGTTGTCTTGAAAGAGTTGTAGCCATTGTTTTGAACAAAAAAGTAAGACCATCAGGGAATGGTGGAGTTACTATTTCCCAGACACCCTAAGTCTGGGATATGAAAGACGTGTTTATACACCCTATAGGTCTTGGTTTGCGGGGTGTTAAGAAGCGTTAAGAAATGTGTTGGTTCCTTAACTTGCTGACCTATTTATTATAGCAGGAGATCGATTTTTCGTCAATCCCCAAAAGTTGAGCAATTATACCCAAGTAAATTTGTCATGGTAATCCCAGGCATAAACCTCACGATTACCTTTGATGCCCCATCCCAACCAGTAGTAAGCAGGAACCATATACTGAGAAATGGTCTGACCACTACCTTCAAAGTCAGGAAGAGCACGTTGAAAAATTGGTTCGTTGATCATCCAGCGAACCTGACCTTCAAGTGAAGATGGATCACAAGAGTACCTAGCACAGAAATTGCCAAGACCCTTGTAGCGTCCGATGCTGGTCCATTGGATCAATCCATACCCACCACTAAGGCAATTCTCATAAGAGACACGAGCACCACCCTCACAGATGTTAGGAATGAACTTGCTTTCTTGCTTGATGTTTCCCATCAGCGTAGCGAGAGCATTCTTATCAGAAATTTTAGTATGCTCTTGTAGTTCTTTTAGAACATACTGCTCTTCAACAGAGCAAGTAGGACACTGCCATGAAGGTTCTGGCACTACCTCGGCAACTTCCTCGGGAAGAGGTGGTGCTTCTGGAAGGGTCATTAGGAATGATGGTACTGCTGCCAGAGATACTGCTGCACTCATCACTAGTGTTGGTAAAATCATCTTTCTCATTTGAACTCCCTTATAATAACACATAAAAAACGGGGCGTCAACTGGATTGTGCCAGTTACCCCGTTGTCTGCGACGACGATATGCTTTTATTTAGTCACTTTTTATTTGTATGATAATGCGATTGTTCTCATAGTCTGCTTTGAATTCAAGTTCTTCCTCATGAGACCAACAGAGTTCTTCATAAAGCATATTCAAAGTTTCCATATCTTCGTAGAGGGCATTTGGGTTAGTCAATGATCTCTCCCGAAAAATGTATTTATCACCAAATACCAGGAATGATTTGTCCTGTAGATGCGTAAGCACCCATTGCTGCAATGACTCCAATCATTGCTGCCCAACCGTTGATGCGTTCTGCGTTTTCGTTCATTGTTTTGTCCTTAAATAGAGTTGAATTGATTAGATGCCGAAGGCACCAAAGAAAAATACACTGCCAGTAGTCGCATAAGAAATAACTGCTGCAACAAATCCGAGCATAGCGGTACGACCGTTGAGTTTTTCTGCTCTTTCAGCATAAGTCTCAATGCCATACCTGTCAAGGGATTCCTTTGACATGTACATAGTGGGTTCTTTAGCAAACAAGTTTTGTTGTCCTTGCTCGTTAGTTGTTACAGTCATTTCCTTTTGTAAAGATTTATATCCTAATTATATAGGAAAGATTAAGTTTTGTCAAGTCATATGATCGATTAGTATATCAAATAACATGAAAAAGGACTCGTGATGAGTCCTTTGGGTCTTGTCATGCACGCCACTTTATTTTAAAGCAATAATAAAGAAACTTGTGATCTATATGCGACTGTCATCCAGTCAAAAAACCATCTAGTTTAGAGTCTATTGGCAAAGACTATGAGAATGTAATCACATCCTGACCAAATCCTCCTAGTCCAACATCAACAGGTTGTGCTGCTTGATTAGGATAATTAGTGTCATACATTTCCATCACACGATCAATACCATCCAACTTAAAAGAGAGGTTATTCTCTTTGGGAAGTTGGCGTTGGATTGCTTTTACACCTTGATAGTGACGCCAGATCTCCATCTGAAGACCAGGATCAACATCATTTTCCATAGCGTCTTTGACGCATTCTTCGAGTGCTTTGATTGCTTTTTGATAAGAATTCATAGTTTTACTGAGTCACGAACGTAACAGGGAACACCTGCAGGATCTAACCATTTGGTGTATTCAAAGTCTTCCATAGCAAGACTGATTTGCATACCATTGTCACAGAGATACATGTCTTTGTAACGCTTGGACCACTCATCAAACTTTTGAATTCTGTAGTCGGGGAACCCGTTTTCGAGATCCCCAACAGAGACATACCGATATGGTGAGCGTTCAAGAAGAACTTTAGGAAGATTTTTCACTGGAGTCATAATAAAATAGGTCTTGTTCAAGTTTAGTTAGGAGGATATCATAATCCTCATCTACATTACCATAGAAATCGACACCTTTCTCCTCGTAGAATTTCAGTACCTGGTTATAAATGACAGGATACTCGATGTCGAGGGTCACTTGTCTGTCAACGGATTCGTAAAGAATTTCGAGACAGGAAGAAAACTTCTGTGCTGTAGTCATATACTTTCCTCTATAGACCGTATGCCCCGAAGGGCAACGGGTCAGACAGGACTCGAACCTGTGGCCGACTGCTTAGAAGGCAGTTGCTCTATCCATCTGAGCTACTGACCCAATGGTAGTCGTCATGTCATCCAATTCCAATTCAGCAAAATGATGCAACTGATCGACAAACAAGTCGAACAGTGCGTCTTCATTGCTCAGTTCTTCGTAAAACTCTGTGATCATTGGAGAACTCTCTTGACTACCTCATAATTATAGCAGATGACTCAGAGAGCGTCAAGCGGCAGGTGTGCCAGTTTTGAAATAGTCTTTACGCATGTACCGACCAAGGATGTTTGAGTTGTAAAATGCTGGTGTGCCATCTTCAAATGCCTCCGTAAGTACATTATTGAGAAATAATTGTCGGGTCTCTTCAAAGTTTGTGAGTCCCTTGGTTTTATGTAGGCTAATTATATCCCGCCTATAGGCAAGATTCCCGAACCGTTTGCGTTCTTCAGTAAGTTCAGCAGAACTTCCGTAGTATCGTTTCCAGTCGCTCTCACTCTTAACTCGCCTGCCTCCAGTTCTAGGCTTTCGTAATTGGTGGAAGTACTTTCGCCCAATGTATCTTTTCCCAGTGAGACTATTTGTAATGCAATAGACAAACCCATAATGATCGTCAATGTCCTTAGATAGAAAAGGTTGTCCATCATAAATCCAGGGGTTTTCATATTCAATTTCATTTTCATCAATCGATTTCTCCGTCGTCATCGTAAGTTTGTACTCTTTGTCGAATCTCACTATCTAGGTAGGATTCTGTATCTGAATAAACTTCTGACTTGAGTTCGTGTAGAACAATCTCCAGATCGTTAATCAGAACTTTTAAATGGTTTTTATTCATACTCGATATTCTTGTAAGACTTTTAGAACTTCATTGTATGCATGATGAGCACCATCACACCATTGCCCAGTTTTACCTTTATGGTTTTCCATTTCATACAACTCAGTCTTTAATTTGTAAAGACGAGCTTCCATATCAACTTTCAACATTTGTGACCTAGGCATTAGATTTTCTCTTGTAGTGCTGTCCAATCTTTATCAAACTGTTCTAGACCTTTGTCGGTAAGAACATGCTTGTAAAGTTGATAGAACATGGGTAGTGGGATTGTACAAATATCAGCACCCACTTTAAAGGCATCTGTTACTTGAATAGGATCTCTGATAGATGCTGCAAGGATTTCAGTTTTGACCTGATGAGTTGCAAATACATCTGCAATCTGTTCAATTAAATAGATTCCATTCCAATGCTGGTCAAATACTCTACCAACGAATGGCGAAACATATCTTGCTCCTGCTTTTGCAGCAAGAATTGCTTGTGCTGTACTAAAGATGAGTGTTACATTTACATACACATCGTCATCTGCCAGTTCTTTACATGCTTTCAGTCCTTCAACTGTGCATGGAACTTTGATAGTAATATTTGGTCCGATCTCCAGGTACTCTTGCGCCATATCAAGCATCTCTTCAGCAGTATCACCAACAACTTCTGCAGAAATTGATGCATCCCACGGAAAGATTGCTGAGATTTCTTTGATAATGTGCTTAGGATCTTCTCCTGCTTTCAACATTAGACTGGGGTTTGTTGTAACTCCATCGATTAGTCCAGTCTCAAATGCAGAGGCAATTAACTCTGGGTCAGAACAGTCCAGAAAAAGTTTCATGACTCTCCTGTATAGGTTGTCAGTATTTATTATACCAAAAAAGCACCCCTAGAGGTGCTTTGTGTTCGTATGCAAATAATAAATTACTTGCTGTAAGTACGACCGCGATAGCAGAATGTGCCGTGAGTTTCTTTAGACTCTACACAACGGGTATTATACTCAACACCACGGTATGAGGTGTGACTAATTTGTGCGTTATGTAATGCAGATGCCTTGTTGATCTGCTTCTTGACCATTTGCAGTGTATTCATGTTATTACTCCTGAAAGTGAGGTGGTTAGACCCCGTTCCTTCAGTCGTTTGCGTCCCAGGGGTAGCAATCAGGTGTTGATTCCTTCATGACCTCAATCAATTCCACCTTATATTCAGGGGGAATATTCTCGCTTGTTCTCATCCGAAGCATAACTGCATCAGCTTGAGCACATGTGAGCGATGAATAGAATAATATTTCAATCATGGGATGAACGCTCCGTTCCGCGACTTACTTGCGTCCCCGAAGGGATGAACGTAAGATGTGATGAATTCATCACAATACTATTTATAGCATAGATCATTTTATCTGGTAGTTCAAGGTGATACAGTTTTTGATTTTATTTTACAGGGCGAATCCTGCGAACGAATTGGCTTTGACATCTTGTTTGATACCACCGACCACATAGGATTCGATCTCCGTCTCCTGTGGGGCGTTCTGCTGCCCCTTAGAGTTCAACCAGTGCTCAGTCCATGGCAGTGGGTTGTTCTTAGCGGGGATATCGAATACAGGAGTCAAACCAATTGCTTTCATACGACGATTAGCAATCCACTCAACGTAATTATACAGCAGGCGTTCATTAAGACCAATCATAGAACCGTTCTTAAACAAATAGTCTGCCCATAACTTTTCCTCATTGACTGTACGCTTAAACATTTCAGTCACATAGGATTGTTCCTCTTTAGCAATGACTTGCATCTCAGGATCGTCACCTTCTTTCCACTTATTCATGATATTCTGAGTGAGCACAAGGTGTTGCGACTCATCACGAGCAATTAAAGAAAGGATTTTTGCACTACCTTCCATGAGTTTGTTCTCACCAAAAGCAAAACTACATGCGAATGACACATAGAATCGAATACCCTCTAGGATATTCACGTTAGCAACTGCACGATAGAGTTTGCGTTTGAGTTCAATTCTATCAAACTGTCCTGCATAGTGACCATCCTTTGCCAGTTCCCACATGCTACTTGTATCATACTGGTGAGCATGTTCAATAAAGTCATCATAAGATTGCGTGACAGAAGAGGCACGATCAAGAATCTTTTCATCATCCAAGATAGTATCAAACAATTCAGTGGGATCTGAATAAACATTCTTGATGATGTAAGTGTAGGAGCGACTGTGAATCATCTCCATAAACTCCCATACAGTCATTGCAGACTCAAGTTCGGGTAATGAACAATAAGGGATAAAAGCCATCCCAGGACCACGCCCTTGTACAGAATCCAGCATGATCTGGTATTTAAGGTTACTAGTGAAGATGTGTTTCTGCTCTGCCGATAGAGTTTGATAATCTGCACGATCTTTCTGTAGCGAAACTTCTTCTGGTCTCCAAAAATAACCCAGTTGTTGCTGAGTCAGTTTATCAAATACAGGATATTTGAATGAGTCATACCTCTGAACTCCCAGAGGTTGTCCAAAAAACATTGGTTGCTTTTTAGTATCTACTTTGTTGCTATTGAATACGGTCATTCGGTTTACTTCAGATCTTACAGGATTCGCAGTCATCTTCCTCGGTGGTAAGTATTTCGTCTATTAGTGCATCAACATTTTGTTGTGTTGGTTCTTCATCACCATCTTTTTTAGCATCGTATGTGTTCTGATAATAAGAAGTCTTCCATCCATACTTGTAAGTAGTAAGAAGATCGTTTGCCATAACAGAAACAGGTACTTCATTATCAGGGTAGTTCTCTGGATTATAACTCCAGTTGCCAGAAATTGCCTGGTCAAAGAACTTTTGAATTACAGCAGTAACTTTGATGTAACCATCGTTATTATGCATGTCCCAGAGCAAAGTGTAATTATTCTTCAGGGTATTGTACTGGGGAACAATCTGCTTAAGAGGCCCTTTCTTTGACTTTTTAATGGACAGGTATGCTCTAGGAGGTTCGATTCCATTGGTTGCATTTGACACAACGGAACTGCTTTCTGAAGGCATTTGTGCGGACAGTGTTGAGTTCCTAAGACCGTACTCTTTGATCCGACCTCTAAGATATTCCCAATCACACTGTAAGTCATTTGGTACAATCTCATCAACTTCGTTCTTATATGTATCGATTGGCAATATTCCATCAACGTACTTAGTTTTGCCAAAATAACCGCAAGGACCCTTCTCCATAGACATACGATTAGACGCTGATAGGAGGGCATATTGGAACCTCTCAGAGAGTTTATGAACCAGGTCATATGCCTTCTGTGAATCGTACTTGGCACCATTCTTAGCAAGGTAGTGTGCAAGACCGATGTAACCAATACCCAAAGAGCGACGATTCTTTGTACTAACCTCTGCTGCTTTGACAGGATAGGACTGATAATCAATCAGAGCATCCAGACCACGAACAGCAAGATCACAAAGTTCATCCAGTTCGTCAATAGACTTAAGTTTGCCTACGTTAATAGCAGACAGAATACAAAGAGCAATCTCACCGTTACCATCAATGTGATTGATAGGATCTGTAGGTAGAGTGATCTCCTGACAGAGGTTACTCATATTCACCTTGTCCTTGAAGGAGGAATGACTATTGCAGTGGTCGATATTCATGATGTAAATACGACCTGTCTCTGCTCTCTCTTTTAGTAGATCAAGGAAGAGTTCTTGTGCGCCGATAGTCTTTCTCGGAATAGACTCGTCTGATTCATAGCCCACATAGCAATCGTCAAATGAATCAGTACCAAAAGCATCATACAAACCTGGTACGTCATGCGGTGAGAATAAGCTAATCTCTCCATTCGCAATGAAACGTTCGTAGAAAAGTTTTGAAATTTGGATTGAGTAGTCAAGTTTCCTCACTCGATTGTCTTCTGTACCCTTATTGTTCTTAAGAACTAGGATGTCTTCTATCTCTTGATGCCAGATAGGAAAGTGAACTGTAGCAGAACCACCTCGGATACCGTTTTGTGTGCAGCATCGTACAGTTGATTCAAACTTTTTAAGGAAGGGGATAACACCTGTGTGCTGTACCTCTCCACCTCTAATTTTAGAATTGATGCCACGAATTCTGCCTGCGTTAATGCCGATACCAGCACGTTGTGCGACGTATTGACCAATAGCCATATCACTGCTAAAGATACTATCGAGGGTGTCATCAACATCAACGAGAACACAAGATGCAAATTGACGCAAGGGTGTTCTGACGCCTGCCATGATTGGCGTTGGGATGTTGAGTTTGTGTTTGGAGATTGCGTCATAGTACTTCTTAACGTACTCTAATCTATAGAACTTATCGTCATCCTGAAAGAGAGTTGCAGCCACCATCATGTACATGTACTGAGGTGTCTCGTAAATTTCTCCAGTGCTACGATCTTGTACTAGGTATTTATCTACAACCTGACGGACGCCAGCATATGTGAATAGGTAATCACGATCATGATCCATGAAACTAGAGAGTTTCTCCCACTCCTCATCATCATACTTAGATCTGATACTAGAATCATACACTCCAAGAGAAATACATTTCTCTACATGTTCTAATAGAGGTGGATGTCCATTGGGATGACCATTATAAACTGCCTTCCTCAAACTAAACAATAAAAGTCTTGCAGCAACAAACTGATAGTTAGGTGCATCTAAAGAAATAAGATCGTTAGCAGAACGAATCAGAATCTCCTGAATGTCAGAAGTCTTAATTCCATCAAAGAACTGTAGATTAGCATTCATTTCCACCTGAGATTCAGACACACCTGCAAGACCATTGCAAGCGTGTTCGACCATCACATGGATCTTATCAAGATTTAGGATTTCACTTTCCCCATCTCTTTTGATTACATGGACTTCTTTCATACCTTTTTCCATTCGCTAAGTTTAATCTGTGCTTGGAGACCGCTGTATGTGTTGAATTCTACCAGAGATTGGACATCATGTCCAGCGATAAACATATCATTTAAATCTTTGTCATCTAGATTCTCTGGCCAGACAACAACTTCATGCCCCTTTTCAATAACCTTGATCATTCTATTGATAATCTCTTTGTTTCTTTTTTCATTATCAAAAACAAAAACTACTTCTTTGCCAACTAATAGTTGCCAATCAATATCTGCTCCTGCCATTGCAATAGCGTTATCGATATACAGACTGTCAAAAGGACCTTCTGTAATGTAGATTGTTTTGTCAAAATTTACACGATCGAGACCAAATACTTTACTTTTGGTATCATCCAACATGATGGTAATGTATCTCAACTTATCAGTTGGATTTAGAGATCTTCCTTGAAATCCGAACCATTCGCCATTGGTGTCAATAAAAGGAATTATGATTCTGGGGTGATCCTTTTTGACATCTTTGAACGTAGGTTTCTGTGTATTTACCCATGTAAAGAACATATCCGTATAGAACAAATCAGAGAAATGTTCTTCTGGAATTTTACGACCTAGTAAGTATCCCTTTGCGGGGTGTTCATTATTTAGTTGTTTGATACTTTGAAGTTCTCCTGTCTTTCTGAACTTCGGTTTATCAAATTTAGGAATGCTGACATTGAATTTTGGGTCTGCAACATTCCTACCTTTTCCAGTCAAACCTGCCTTATATCTTTCCATGACATACTCGTCATAGAGTTCTGCTGCATTATCTTTCAGGAAGTTTCCGAAAGATCTTCCAACACCACAATTATGGCACTTAAAAACAAGACCACTATTCTTCGTAAAGAAATATCCTCGGGTCTTGTTTCTGTGTTTTTGAGAGTCGCCACAATAAGGGCATCTGAATGTATGAACTCCCTCCTTAATCCTCTTGTACTTTTCGAGACGAGAAGATACTAAAGATGCATAATAATTGTCAATCAACCGATAGACCTAATGACCTCAGGCTTTATTGTAGCAGACATACTAGAGGGTGTCAAGAATTTGATGATAGGTGGAACCACTTGTAATACTGCCACAAGGGTCGCGAGGACTGCTCCTGCACCGATAACAAACTTTGCGTTGGTATCCACTTTCTTCTGGATGCTATTGATCCTATTCTGAACCAGTCCATGATCCTTCTCATGTCTTTCCTTCATCTCTTCCAGCATACCGATGATAAGTTTATCGGCACGTTCGGATTCATCCAAACGATTCTCATGGCGCTCCAAGATCACAGCAACTCTGTTGCTGTTTTCTGAGATTGTACCTACTGCTCTTTCGAGCTTGTCAAGCATCTCTTTGGAGAGATCTTCATAAATGTCGAGTTTTGATTCTAATACTGCTAATCTACCAAGACCGAATGCCATTTACTGATCCACCGTTGCTTGTGCGCCACCAATTCGCTGCTTGGTCTTTAGTGACTGTACTTTTTTCTGCAATTGCTTTTGCATCTCAGCAGTTTTCATCTGAACTTTTCTCTTCTCATTAGCAATCTGCTGCTGAGTCATCTGTTGTTGCATCTGCTTATCGTCTGCCTCAGCAACATTACGAAGTGCTTTTGCTCTCTTGTCCATAAAGAACTTACCAGCATTAGCAGGCATAATTCTTTCAATCTTAACATCACCTCTATAACGATAGTTTATCAACAACCGCATCTTTTGCATAAGTTCTGCTTGAGATGATGCATAGATGATAGTCTCTCCAACTTCAGGAATGGTAACTTTATACTGAAAGAGTCTAGATGGCATCGAAGGATTCTCTTTTGATTCACCCAACTTGTTACCAGGAGCAACTAATTTCTTATCGTCTTTACTCTTTTTTAATTTACCACGAAATTTCATGACAGGATCATAACCCGCATTAGGACCCTTAGCGTCTGCATCGCCGCTAAATCCACCAGTACCAGCTGTCATCATTGTCATATCTCGGAAAGTTCTTTAGTAATGTCTTGATCAATCTCTAAATTGGGAAGCATCCCTATGGGATATTTATTAAGATAAAGAAGAATAGTTTTCACAATACACCAATATTCTCTCTCCATTTTAAAAAATATAAGAGGTGTTGCTGCTTCACCAAAAACATTATAAAGAATGATGAGATGATTAATAATCAAATGGGTTCTTAATGATCCCCCACGCACGTAACGCTTCAAGAGTCTTTTCAGATACTTAAAGCGTTTCATGTCTTCATCAAAATCCTCTCGCGTTACACAATGAGGATTTTCATAATGCTTTATGGCGAACAGAATGTAGTTAGACTCATTCAGTTCGTCAAATTTCATTTATTAGCTGCCGAAAGTCAGTGTTGCTGCGCCATCAGAGATGACTTCTTCAGTACCACCAGCAGAGGTGATCTTGACACGGTACTTATAACCGTCAAGACCATCTGCAGCAAGAGCACTGTAAGCAAGGGTTGCTGTAGTGAAGTCTGCATAGGTGATACCTGTATCGGTATTAGCAGCAATATTAACCCAACGAGTTGTTGCTGCTGCAGTCTGACGCTGCCAGACATAAGCAAGAGCACCAGGTGTTCCTGTAGTAGAAGTGCTAAGGGTGAATGTACCAGCGCCAGAGGAACTAGTAGATGCTGCAGGTTGTGCAGAGATGGTTACTGCCGATGCAACGTCTGCTGCAATAGTATCATCTGCCTGAGTTTCTGTGCCATCAGGGTTGCTGATGAAGGCAAGACATTCTGCCTTGTGACGAGTATTACCAGCGCCATCGGTATAGGTCTTATATGCCCACCAACCAGGACCAGTGATACCACGAGAAGCATTCTCGTTTAATACTGCTTCAGCAGCATCAATAAAAACAATAGTTTCCGAAACAGATCCACTGCCGTTACCACGGGCGAGTCCTGCTTGAGTCTTATTTGCGTTGCTGTCAGTTCTCCCGTAAAGAGACATGGGTTACTCCGTATTAATTCCTAATATATTTATTTATAAAAAAAGGGGACTAC